ACTGCGCAATCTGCGCGTCCGTCTGCTGCGCCGCCAGGATTGCCGACAGCTCTGCCGCCGTGAATCGGTCGCGGAATTGTTCCGCCGTCACGTATCGATCTGCTGGCGCAGCCTCAGCCGGCTTGACGGTGATCGTTCCGGCAAATGGGTCAATGAGCAGATTGGCTTCTCCGTGCTCCGCGACAGCCTGCGCATAGCCTGCGGCGGTGTTGGTGTAGGTAGTCGTCATGGTCTGTACTTCTGAGTGATTGCCGATGCCAGATAAACCATGCAGCCAGTATTGGCCGTTAATTGCATGGTCGTCGTTATCGCAGTTGTTGCCCCGGATAGGTCAACAGATATAAAATTTGAGGCCAGTGATGTATAGCTTGTTCCAACCCCTCCTGCTGTCGACCTGCTCGCTATCTGTTTTGTTTGTGATCCCGCGTTGCGTAAAGTTAACAAGCATTCAACGGTCGGCAACGTGCTTGGAATGTTCTGCAGTACAACCGACCCGCCAATGTGAAGTCTAAAAAACTTGTTACCAGATGCAGTGTCTCCAGATCCCTCGAATTTCCACTCCATCTCTCCGTTGTTTCCGATAGGAGTGAGATTGATCCCGCTCAGTGCAGTAATTTCTGAGGTCGGAGTCGTGATGCGCCCGGACGGCGATCCGGCAAAAGTCGTCGGCGATCCGACAATCTGCGGCTGTCCTCCGGTGTACCGGCCGTTGTAAAACGTCCCGGCGGTGTCTGAACTCGGGATAAAGTAATACCACCCCGCTGCACAACCGCTGTTGCCTGCATTGGCCGGCAAATATCCGTAGCAACCTCGACCGGATAATCCGCCAAGCAGATTTGCCATGGGCGCCGCAGACAGCGTAAATGCTCCGCCGCCGCCGCCCGTAAATGTCATGCCATTTGTCCCGCCGTCGCCCGGAAGCAGGAAAAACGGGATGGCCGACTGAAATGTGGTTCTCGGAATTCCCAACAGATACAAAGAGTCGTCACTCACACACCCCGACCGCACCAGTTCAGACTCGTATCGACTGTCGGTCGACACGACGTTGCCTACCGGGATGAGCACGCTGCCATCCGGCAAGGTGATCGACGTGACCCCGGCCGGCACCGCATACTTCTTGATTGTCATACTTGCCCTTCCTTAGTCAGAATTTTCCTCGGCCAGCACTGGCGTACAGGCACATCGGCATTGCGGATGCAGCGGCGGACAATCGCCGCCGTCCGGGAAATCCGCATCAAGCGGCACCTCAACGCCGTCCAGCGCCTCGCACAGGTCGCAGCACCCGGCGCCGGTAATCCACCGCTTGCCGGCAACTACGCCGCTCGCCCGATAGGCCGACATGTTTCCTGCAGAATCGGCAAAAGCCGTCTCCGTGCGCGCGATGTTTTCGCTGCGCGCATCCGAAAACCCGTAGTTTTGCTGGATCAGGTCGGCGAGATCTTCATTGCTCATGCCCTCGTCCATGGCGCGAATCACATCACTGCGCAGCATTTCGCGCGTGCTCTCGTCGATCCGCCATGCCGCATTCGGGTTCTGTACGAGTTTCCCACCAACTCGGCGCATCCCCACAAGCTCTGCGCTTCGATCCGCTGCATACGCCACCGCGCGCTCATTGACCTGTTTCAGCAGCGCGAGATATTCTGCCTTCTCGTCTGGCGTCAGCTCGTCAAGCGGCTTGACGGCGCCAGCAATCCCGATCTGCGCCAGCGCGGCAATCGATCCGTCCTTGCACACCGCCTCCATGATTCCTTGCACATCGCCTGCCAGCGTCGCCCATCCGCGAAAGACCACGCCATCAAGAACTGCGTCAGCCTGTTTGATGTCGCCGGCCACCGCCTGCGCAAACTCGCCGCGCAGGTCGATTACCTGTTTTGCCACATCCGTTGCCTGCTCGGCGAGAAAGTCGGCGACTACCTGCTGAATCTCTTTCTGCTTGCGCGCTATTGACTGGCGCTCCCGGTCAATAGGCGAAACAGGCTTTTTTGCCTTTGCCAGAGCCTCCTTTGCAGGGGTTGGCTCCGGCGGTTGCTGGCTTGCGGCCGGCGGCAGCATGGGCGGCGGCTGCGGCGTCAGTTCCGCTCGCTGCTCTGCCGTCAGCGGGTCTGCGCCCAACTCCGCGCGCACCTCGTCAGCGGTCTTGATCTTCGCCTGCACGTATATCTGATGGATCTGCGCCTGCACCAGCGGATCGACCGGCGATCCCTGATCCCACTGAAATTCAAGATCCGGCGCGTTGAAGTGCTTGCCGATGATGAGATCCATCAGCGCCTTGACCCATCCCATCAGGGGCGCCAGACCTTCGGATAGCGCCTGCTCCTGCGCGCTTTCTGCCGTTGCCCGGTTCTGCGTCTTGACGAACGGCGTCGGCGAAATCGAGAAAGCGAAGCACACGATGCGAGCCAGCCATTCGTCAAAATCGTCCTTGAGCGCCCCCGGCTTCGTCTCCTGAATCTTCAGCGAGCCCGGAACGAACTTGGCATGACGCCGGGCCGCTGTGTTGCCCTCCAGCAGCGCGTCCCAATACTCCTGGAACTGCCGAATCTGGTCCGGGTTCCACGTTTCCGGAACCCCGATGAGCGATTCCGGGATGTTGCCCTCGGTGTAGAACTGCAGCTGATGCAGCGCGCGACGCAGGGCGATATTGACCGTCATCACGATCTGCTCGACCGGACTGTATCCGTATATCTTGTGCGTGCGAGGATTGCGCGGCAGGTAGATCAGCTCGTCGCGCGTGTAATCGACCGCCGGCATGCCCTTCAGCACCTGCTGATAAGCCGTGGCAGGCGGCATCGGCGTCCGCCCGTGGTCGTCCAGCACGCGCTTGATCGTCGCGCCGTCAATCGGTTCGATCGCATAAAGCGTGCCGCCGACGGTGCGCCGCACATACAGCGCAGGAGCGTCGAGCACGAACAAATCCTCAAGCACCATACGCAACCACTGCACCCATGTGTGCTCTTGGTCGGGGAGGCGCAGCGCGTTGGCGATCGCATCACAGCGCGAATCTGAGCCCTTGTCTTCGTTGCGCGGCTTGATCGTCCATGCCAGCTTTTCGAGCTGATCCTTGCGGGTCTCGATCACGATCCGCAGCACGTCGCAAGATTCGCTCAGTGCGCGCAACTGCGCGAACGTAATCGCCTCGCCCTGCCGCACCGTTGGCGTCGTATTGACGAACGCCGGGAAATCCCACTGTCGCCCCTCGACGCTTGGCTTGTCCGACGCCGGCACCACGGGCGCCATGGGTTCGCCCGGTCCAAACCACTCTGGCGCCTTGCCGGTGATCGCATAGCGGATGCCGGCCGAAACACGGGCCACGATGCCCGGATCGATCGGTGTTTTCGTTCCGCCAGCCGTCATGCCGCCTCCTTCTGTGCCATTGCTGCTTGCGCCTGAGCCGCCATCCAGTCGAGCATTCCCAACGAATTGTCCACGAACATCCCGAAAGCGCCGCCACACGCATCTGCGTCGTCGTCATGCGCAGAATCTGGGAATCCTTCCAGCGCCGTGAAAAACTCTTCGTTCCAAGCGCCGCGCAGAATATCGACGTTACCCGCCTGGCATTGCGCCGAGAACGGTCCAAACCGAGTAACCTTGTCTCCACGCTCCGGCCTGGTGGCGGCGCTGTATCCGGCCAACTGGCGAACGAGGTATTGCGCCTGCGACTTGCCTGCCTGGCCAGGGTCCTGCGGCAGCCCGATCCGGCAGTCGTGTCCGTCTGCGCTGGCCGTGTTGAGGATGGCACGCTCTACCGACAACGGCGTGTCGCGCAATCGAGCCGCATGCAAAACGCAAAACCGCCCGGTGCGACCGTCTCGCGACAGCTTTATGCCAACCGTCCAGTCTGGGTCATTCGATTCCGTCTTGACCGTTGCCGCCAAATCCCAATAGCGCACAACTTGCGCGCCTGCCGGAGCCGCATCCACGATCTGGCACCACTCGCGCCGGAAGTACAGCCCGGCAGCCGGCCGGATTTTCCAATTGCCGCCGAGTAGTCGCGCCTGCTCGACTGCCGGAAGCGCCTTGAGGTTTGCCAGGTATCCCGGATCGGCCGCCATCAATGCGCGGTTGTCTGTGAGCTTTGCTCCGATGAACGTCAGCGACTTCGGCCTGATCTGGTCCTCGTGCCCGATCGGAAGATCGGGATTGCCGTACCTGTCCAGCAGCTCGTCGGCGCTATCGCCCCACAAAACCGAATCATTGAGAACGCAAAAGTAGCGCACCACGCCGGACCGCTCGGGAATTGGATACCCGGTGTCCTGATCGATCCACCATGCAATCAGCTCGGCCACCCACGAATCCGCGTCCGGGTTGCAGGTCGCGCGGATATACGGCTTGACTCCGCACATGCTGCGGTTGCGGCTCAACAGGTAGAAGAACTGAGACCTGGAAAAATGCGTCAGCTCATCGAAACAGATCAGCGGAATCTGCGCGCCTTGCCAATCCAGCTTGCTGCTTTCGTGCTCCAAGTGGGCAAACTTCACTTTCCCGCCGCCCGGCCACTGCCACAGGATGACCGATTGCGCAGGCACTCCACCCGTCGCCGGGTAGAGCTTCATCGACTCGTCCCACAGCCCGCCCGGATTGCGCACCTGCGTCGTGTTGCGACGGAAGAACACCGCCGAGAATTCCGGCTTACTTACGTGTCGCAGCGGCTCCAGCAGCAGCGCCCACGATTTCCCTCCACCGGCAGCCCCGCCATAGATTGCGATGTCAGCCGAAGAAGCAAGGAACCGCTCTTGCGGCCCTGCCTGCGGACGAATGCAGCGCGGCGCAATGCTATCGTCCGTTCTCCGGGAGATAGACGAGCACCCGGCCGTCGAATTCTTCGGTGTCCGCCTGCTTGTCTTTTCCATTCGACTTGTTGATATTCAGCAGCGCCAGCGGAAGATTGGCCGCGTCGTTACTCATCTTGGTGAGCGCCGAAATGCACTGCAACACTTCCTGCGACTCCATCGGATCGTCGACGTTTATCTTTTCGACCTGTTTGCCCGCGATTGCCGACAGGCGAAACGAGGTAAAGCTGCTGTGTCTCGCGCTGCCCGCAAGATTGCGCGAAATTGCCCGCAGTTCGTCGGCAAGCTCGATTGCTTCCAGCCTGCCAGACAAAGGAAGCGCAGCCAGACGCTCTTCTGTATCTACGATTTGTTTTGCGGTTTCTTCAATTTCTTTCCGATGAAAAGAAACAAATTTTGCGATGGTCGGCTTTGTGACGCCAAAAGCAGCAGCAAGCGAACTCAACGGCTCGCCCCCGCAGTATCTGCGCCTCGCCTCCGCAATCTGATCTTCGTTGAGCTTCTGCGGTCGCGCCATGGCTACCAGTCACAAAAAAGCCAGATCAGCCAAGCTGTCTGGCATCTTCCGGGCGCACCTGTCCCGCTGTCCCCGATTATTCGGCAAAATCTAACCGATGTCAATCATCACGCCAAAATTCCCTTGCGCCGGAAAGCCACCAAAAGCAGCGCCATGGCCGCGGCGAGTGACGCAGGATAATCGCGCATCTGATACACCGATGACAGGTATCGCCGATGAATCGCCGCACGCTGCGCCGGCACGGGAAGATCATCGATGCATCTATCGACGATAGCACAGCGCTGCCATTTCGCCTCCTCCTGCTGCTCGTCGCTTGATTCCTCGGTTACCACTTGTCCGCCCGCGTCCATGCCGCAGGATCGTCGCGGGTATCCGGTATATACCTCGTACCGGCGCTGCCATTCGGCCCACTCGATCAAAAGAAAATGCACCGACTCTTCGCTCATGATTGCTGTTCCTTGAATTTCGGACAATGGCCCTTGCGCCCCACTTTCAACCCGCGATCGCAGCTGGCGATAATCCTCTCGCCGCTCGCGTCCCATGATAAATGACTGCATCCTTTGCATCCTTTCAGTCGGTTTTCGATTGCGTTCTCCTTGTCGATCAGGACTTGCAGCGGATCGCGGAACATGCGAGATGGCAAAGTCACTTCGCCGCCCTCGCGTAGATCCACTTGCGCACTGACTCCGGCGCCTCGTCAAAAATCGCTTTCGCCAACTGAGCGCCCATCGATCGCTTCCACAGCCGGAAGCACTCTCGGCAATAGTGAGGGTCGCTTTGGTGTCGCTTGATCCAATCAATCGCCTCCTTCTTCGTCGGCGGCCGCGTGCGAACAGTCGCCGACTGTTCCGCCTGTTCGCGCGTCAATCCGCCGTCAAATTCCATGATCGCCGCTCGCTCTTTCCATTCTTCGATGTCTTCGCCGTCGTAGATCACTTCTGTTTTTCTGTTACCACAACGTCATTCTTGTTTCGCATTTTCGCCCACCCCTAGAAAGTAGTGTTCTTGTAGTAGTTAACTTGTAGAGATAAACACTGCCTGTTGGTGAAGTCCTGAGCAAAAGGCGAACCCCTCCCATAGGAAGGCGTTTACCTTTGCGATCTGCCTGCCGGAGCCAGCCCCTCGCTATAGGCGATTTCAGACTATCGACGCTTTGACGCTGCCTGCTGCTACAGGCTCTAGACGGGCCACCGTCTGCGCTTCTGCATTCCCCCTCGCGCTCTGAAATCCACCCACGCCGCCACCAGAGGTCGTTCTTGTGGCACTTCCAGCGCCGCCGTTCCGCGGTTTCCCCTGCATACTCGGCGCCGTTTGATTCCGTTTTACCTGCTGCGCGCCTCCATAACCAGCTTAGCCACCGCCATAATCCCGGACGCCTGATGCAAATCATTCGCGTCCATGCTCTTGATTCCTGGCGGACGATCCGCCATTGCATACGGCAACCCGGCCTTGCGCGCCGCCGCTTCTCCCGCTCCGCTCGAATCGTTGTCTGCAAAAACAAACCTGTTGCCGCGCATTCGATTCGCCACAGCGACGAGATTGCCATCGGAGAAACATACAACCACGGCGGCAGGAATGCGCAGCAGTCGCAATGCCTCGGCGACAGACAATCCTGTAGCAAACCCTTCCACAAGCCAAAGCTCATTCGCATGGGAATTGCCAATCACATGCACGGCGTATTTGGCCCGCATGCCGAAGGCCATTTTCTTGTGCCACTCGTTATCGATCAGGGCGATCTTCTGCATGCCGAGGATTGCGCCTGTGGCACAGTCGCGCATCGGAACGATCAGCGTCCCATCTTCGGTAACCAGAACGCGAGCGGCAGGCAGTCCCTTGGCTTCCAAATATGGATGAGTTCCCACTGAGCATGATTTGATCGCTGCTGCCGCATCTAGCGCGGCATTTACGCGATGCCGATCACGATCTTCTTCCGCTTTGGCAAGCCGCCGAGCAACGACCTCGCGACTTAACATCATCCCTAATGACGCGTCCGCATGCCACGTAGCAACCTCGCTCATCGTCGCGTGATTTTGGACAAACGCGAACTCTCCCAGGTGCCGGTATGCGCCGTTTTTCTTGGCCGGATGATCTACCGTAGGAACGCGCCGCCAGGCCCCATATTCCACGTGACGAACGATCAGGCCATGCTCTGCAGCGAAATCCTCAAATCTCATGCAGCCATCCTCGCTTTCGCATAAGCGATATTGCGCGATCTGATTTTGTTCAGTACCGCGCGAGTAATCGGCACGCTCGGCGTGTTGGCAACCGTCCATGACCGATCCGGCCACTCTCCGGTAATCTCCCGGTAGATATGGGACGCACGTCCCTGTTGTTTCTCCGGAGACGAATACCCGCGGGCATACGATGCCGCCTGCTCCCACAAATGGCGCTTGTCGTCAGCGTACTTGGTTTTTCCGATGCGAACCTCGAGCATCTCGCCGTGCTCGTGCTCGACCAGAGATGCCTTGACCGCCTCGTGTCCGCACGATACGCAGCGCTTGCCCATCGGCTTGTATCCGCAGATCGGGCACGCTTTCCCTTCCGGTTCTTCCTCTTTATCCCGGCGTATCGTCTTGTCTAGCCTTTCTCCGTTGTCCAGCGCATCGAGCCCGTTGTAAAACACATCGCTGTAGTCGTCCGCCATGCGGATGATGTTGCCGCTGAAATCCAGCAGCAGGCAGTCTTTCTTGCCGGTATTCGGCGACGATCGAAGCCCTCGCCCCCACATCTGGATTGCTTCGCTCAGGCTTTTGCGAAGCGGGCGCACGTCGCATACGCACTCCACGTCGGGAACGTCAAATCCTTTTGCGAGAGCATTGACACTCAACAGCACGCGCAGCGCGGAATCCGGCTTGCGATACTCGGCAAGCAATGCTGCGCGTTCCGTTTCGCGCGTGTCCGAAGTGAAACAGGCCGCCATGATTCCGGCATCGTTGAACGATCGCGCCATCTCTTCGCAGTGAGCGATCGTTGCTCCGAAAACGATCGTCTTCCGGTTCTCGGCAAATTTCCGCCACTCGGCAACCACGTCGCCAAGGATAGCCATGCGCATGGCTATCCTTGGCGACGTGGTTGCCGAGTGGCGGAAAT